GTACATCGTCGATGCGCGGGATATCGGCGGTGGCCAGAAGGTTTTTAAAACCGAGCTGAAGGCCAAAAACAAACTGCGTGAATGGACGCACGACCATTTCGAAGGTAAATTTATTGACCCGACGAGCGCCGTTAGTTTTGAAACCTGCATCAAATCCTGGCTCGATTCAAATAAAGAACGCGTTCAGTTCGGCGATATCGGTGAGGGCGAACTGGGCAACATGGAGTGCAGCGCCAACCATATCCGCAAATTTAATTTTGGTGGCCAGCCCATCGGTAAGGTCAAGGTTAGCGAGCTACGTGCCGGCCCATTGGCCAAGATGGTACTCCCCCAGATCCGTACAGGGCGTGCGCCGGCGACTGCCAAAAAGATCCTGGTTTATTTTAAAGCAATTTTTAAGGACGCCGTGTTGTCCGAATTTATTGCGTATGACCCCGCCAGGGATTTGAAGCTGCCTAAAAATGACGGCGCGAATGATGTGGAAGATATCGCGGCATCTTTGAACGGCAAAAAAAGTCTGGCCGATCGCATCTCTTCGAACAACGTCAAGAAGATTATTGCTGCCGCCGGCGAGAACTACAAAAGGCAGATCGAAATGATCGCCTATACCGGCGTCCGGGTTGGCGAGCTGCGAGCCGCTACATGGGATCAGATCAGTTTTGGTGATGACCAGAACAGCGCCACATTCACCATTGATCGTGCCATCAAAAAGGGCGGCAGTCTCGGACAGCCTAAAACATATTCGGGCAACCGTATTATCGCACTCGATGATGACCTTGTGCGGATGCTGCGTGCGTGGAAAATTGCCCAGCCGCTAGAACAGCGCGGCAACAACCTGATCTTTCCCAACAGGGAAGGCGGCATTGGTGACGGCGACAACTGGCGCAACCGTGGCGTAATCCCGGCGTGTAAAGCTGCCGGCGCTGATCCTGTAACACTCCGCGAATTGCGCCACCATTTTGCATCGATCCTGATTTTTGATGTAACGTTTACTGAAGCAACAGTCACGCAGTTGATGGGTCATACTGATATTAACTTTACCAAAAAGCAGTATGCGACCTGGCTGTCTAACGCCAAGCGCGACAAACAGATCAGTAAAAAATTAACCGCCGCTCGCAGAGCGCATTAATAAGGACATCCTTTAACTGAACAAGGAAAGGCAAACGCCGCCGGCCTTTGCTCTTTTCCTTTGCCGTACAGGTTGATGCCACAGTACTTGCAAACCCCGGTTTTTATTGATGATAGATGACGGCGCAAAATATCATTCTGGCCGGTTTTCTTCTTTTTCCGCATTATTTTTCTTATCAATCGGATGATAAACCAACACAAATGCCCCGCAATCGGGGCAGTTAAATTTGGTTTCAAGGCCGTATTTATCGGAACCTTCGACGTCAGAATTCCCCCCAAAAATCATGTAGGCGTTGCAAATCCAACAGTTCATTTTTTATTATCAAGATTCTCAAGATATTTTAATAATTGCCTTGTCAGTCTCCAAGCCTCACCTGCGCTTATTTGTTCATGGAAAATCTCTTTATTATCTTTATCCAAAATCAGGAACAACTTGCCTTCGACGTCTCGGAAATTCGGATAGATCATATAACAATTCGATAAACTGATTCGTCGTTTCCCCGGCCGTTCATTCTTTTGAGGTTGGTTCTGTATGCCAGCCCCTTTTTACAAAGTTCCGTAAATCTTGGCCGGATCGAACTCTCAAGGGTGCCTTCCGGGAAACAATCCTTCCAGCAATCATATGCAATGACGCCCCGAACACCGGCTTGCTGTAGAGTCTCGAGGACGACCTCGCGTTTATATTGAACAGTAAGCTGAACTTTTTCGGCAGCGGCGTGCGAAGTTTCGGTTTTGCCCCAAGGGGCCAGCCAATCTAATTGATTAATCAGGTTGCTCATTTAAATATTCCCCTTGCATCATTTTACAGGTTTCGATTGAAAGCTTGTGCAGCTCTTCGTCGAGGTCATGCCCAACAGTGCCGCGCCCGACAATAAAAAATTCAACCGGGATGCCATGATCAAAGGTCACGCTAAAATGAAAGTTTTTTGTACGACTGGTTACTATCGGATTGCGAGTTCTCATAGTTCATCAATCGCAGAGCGTGGAATAAAAACAGCCCTTCCAACTTTGAAGGATCGAATCGCGTCTGAATTAATCCACCGATAGATTCGGTTTGAATAGGTTGGTTTGAGGTTTCCCTTATGATCGACAACTGGATCTTCGTCAGTATGCCAAAGCTCGATGGCTGCCTGTTTAGGCGTTAGCACCGCTCCCACTACAGCATACCATTGGCGGCGGAACAGTAGTCATCCAGCGCGCACCCTACATGGAAGGCCACATAGCCGGCGCAAAATAATAAAGTGAGCGCAAAAGACTCTAGGAAAAAAGTTTTCATCTGTACCTCCACGTACCTTGTGGTACCTTGTGGCACCTTGTAGCACCTTGTAGTACAGAATAATTACTAAATCAATAAAAAACGTAATTTTTCTTATTACGCCATATATATCCCTCGAATGAGGTGAATGGATGTGACCCGAAATTTTTCAATCGTAATTTTCTTTTCGGGATTATATTGTTTTAAAATAATTGCATCATCGTTCGCCCGTGAATATTCTTTTACAATAGCGGTCAGCTTATCCTCGTCAGCCATCTGCACAATGACATCGGCACCGCCGCGAATAGGAACAGCCGGATCAACATAGACGATCTCGCCGGACCTGAATCTTGGCTCCATACTTTCCCCAATCACATATACAGCATACGCACTCGACGCCGATAGTAAAAAGCTAGGCCGGCCCACATGATCTATTGCGCGATCCATATTTGTGATGTCGGAACCCAGGCCGGCCTCCGCTGATCCATACAACGGAATCCGCGATAAAGGAATGTTTTCTGATGTTGTAAAACCTAACACCTCGCTGGGGTCACACCCAAATACGCTAGCAAGCTTCAGGGCAAGGTCCGGCTTTGGCTGGCTTTCGTTACGCGCATACCGGCGCAGTGTGTGCGGCTGCATGTCAATCCGGCGAGCAAGCTCCCCAATGCTGACGCCCATATGGCGTGCTAATTTATCTATATTATTCATATCGTAAAGTTTTCTTACACTTTTTTAATCCACCCCACAAGAATAATTTATTGAAAAATCCAAAACGCTAGTGTTTTAGATTCCACGAGCTGCGGCAACGCAACATTTGTGTTTCGATAGACCACAAATAAAATTTTATTGATTTTTTAATAAGCACGTAATAGGGTGCGTAAAATTATTTTAACGCGTTTAGTATGTCTGGTACAGTTATGTTGTTACGGGATTGGCTCAAAAAAGAGGACTTAAATTACCAGCAAGCCGCCATGCGCATAGGATGTACACGTGTTGCAGTTTATTACTGGGCCACTGGAACCAACCGCCCACAGCCAAAGTGGAACAGCATCATCAGCGAAATTACAGACGGCGCGGTTCTCGCTAACGACCATCAAAACGCATTTGAGCTGGCAAGCGAATGAATATTTTCCTGCTGCCATATCCTCCTTCAGTCAATACGTTATGGCGCCACAAAGGTAATCGCACATACAAAACCAAAAAGTACACCGAGTGGATCACGGATGCAGGACGGCATCTCGCTCAACAGGACAAGCCCAAGACTTTTGCACACCCGGTGAAAATTGAAATTGCTGTAGGCCGCCCTGATAAACGGCGACGTGACATCGATAACCTCACCAAAAGTGTGCTTGATATTTTATGTCACCACAAAATTCTCGAGGATGACCACTGGGTGCATCGCCTGGATATTTACTGGTCCGAGAACGTGGTTGGCTGCCAGGTCATTATTAAAGATTTAGCGGGGCAGGTGCAGGGCGATATTTAAAATCGAACTCCTCGGTTTGGCTCTGTATTTGTCCCGCCCCGAGGAGTTCAAACCGAGGAGACGAAAAATGGTGTTATCGTTGAAAGATGTTGTGGTTGGCCAGACTATATTGCCGCCGCGCATTTTAATTTATGGAAGACCCGGTGTCGGCAAAACGACTTTTGCCAGCAAGTCCAGAAACCCTATTTTCATTCAGACTGAAGACGGCGCGGATGTTGCCGGCGCGGCACGGTTTCCGAAAGCCGAGAGCTTTGAGGAAATCAACGAAGCGATCGATACGCTGATTGCCGAGAAGCATGGGCACGGCACGGTTGTGATCGATACCCTGGATTGGCTCGCGCCTCTTATATATAGAAAGACCGTCGAGGAAGGAAAAACCAACCCCAATTATAAAACCAAAAATCTCATGCAGATCGAGGACTTTGGCTATGGCAAGGGCTACGAATATGCGGATGGCCATTTTCGTGCGGTGTTTGATAAGCTGAACATTCTTCGCAGCAAAAAGGGCATGGCAATCATCATGCTGGCGCACAGTGAGCTCAAGCGTTACGAAGATCCGGCATCCGAGGGCTATGACAGATGGATGCCCAAGCTGCAGAAAAAGGCAGCCGCGACCTGCATGGAATATTCCGACATCGTCGGATTCGCCAATTATTTTACATCGATGAAGAGTGTCGATAAGGGGTTCGGTCAAACCAAAAACATTGCAATCGGAGACGGCTCAAGAGTTCTCTATACGCAAGAGAAACCCAGTTTTATTGCCAAGAGCCGTTACGATATTCCAGCCGAGCTGGAGTTTGAATGGTCGGTTCTAGCAAATGCCATATCACCTAAACCCAAGAAGGAGAAAAAAAATGGTAATTCTTAACCACAATGTTGATCCTAATGACATTAGCAGCGGTGATTGGCCGCTGTTAACGGACGGCGATTACCCGGCGGCTATTGTCGGGGCTGAAGCCAAACAGAGCAAGGCTGGCGATACGTACCTGCAAATTCAATTTGATTTAGGCACCGGCGGCCATCTTTGGCAGAACTTTAATCTGTGGCACTCGACATCAGAGAAGGCCGTTCAGATAGCCAAACAGGAGCTTAACGAGATGGGCGTGGCCCTGGGCATCCCGAGGATCGGTGATACTGATGAACTAATTGGTAAGCGCCTTATCCTAAAGGTCGGGACTGAACCAGCCAAAGACGATTGGCCGGCCAAAAATAAAATTGTCGGGTACAAGCCCTTGAATGAAGGGCCGCCATCAGGCCAGCCGGAGCAACCGCCTTCGCAAGTTACCACACAAACTGAGGCTGCCGCCCCGGCTGAACCAACACCTGTCTGGCATACCTAGAAAGTAAACCTAAGGTGGGTGGCCGAAGCCACCCATCTATTTAAAGTGAATTTTAATAGATGATCAAACTAGTTGTTGATGATGAAGACCCGACTCTGGCTGAAGCAGACAAGCGTCTCGAACTTCGCGAAGCGGAAAAACCAAAAAGAAGCTATGCCGGCATCAGCGGCATAGGCGATTGCGAGCGGAAGAATTACTATAGATTCTATGGCGTGCAGAGCGCGCCGTTTAACGCCAAGACACTCAAGAATTTTAGAGACGGCCACCGCACGGAGGAACTGGTTATTGAAGATCTCCGGGGCGTCGATGGCCTGACCATTGTGGACCGCGATCCCGATTCTGGTAAGCAGATCGAGGTCAGCGACTTTGAGGGCCACTTCCAGGGGCATCTCGATTTTGAGGTTCTCGGAATAAAACAGGCGCCCAAAACGTGGCACGTTGGCGAGGTGAAATGTGCCAGCCAGAAAAAGTTCGATAAGTTCAAAAAGATCAAACAAAAGTTTGGCGAAAAGCAGACGCTGTTTAATTGGAACATGACCTATTATGTGCAAGCCCAGCTTTACATGGCCTATAGGGGGCATAAGCGTCACTGGACTGTTGTCGCGTCAGCCGGGGGCCGGGATTGGGCAAGCTGCCGCACCGATTATGATCGTAAACAGGCCGAGTACTACATTAACCGGGCCGAGCGGATAATTTTTAAGCCGTCTATTTTGCCAGACCGAATAGCCGAAAGCCCGGATTATTATATCTGCCGGTGGTGCGAGTTCAAAGATGTTTGCCATAACCAGGCGCCGGTTGTCAGGCACTGCCGCACTTGTGTGTGGGGCGAGGCCGGCGATAAGCGGAGCTGGGACTGCCTCAAACATAACCGGCCCATGACCATAGCCGAGCAAGCGGTGGGCTGCCCGGATCAGCGCTATCGGCCAACATTTGTAGACGGCCAGGTAACCAAAATCGGTGACGATTTTATTGAGTATGAAACTTCTAACGGACCTTGGATTGATCGAGGCGGCCATGATGAATGATATGAGTGAGCGCGAAAACAAGATGCTGATGGAGGCCGGCAAGAACGGCGGCGAATACCTCGACGACATTAAAAAGTATGACCTGCGCCATTTGACCAAGGATGAGTGGGCTCAATTTTTGCGCAGTGTGATAGGCAAATGGGGCGAGCTTAAATACATGGGCGACCACGTCATCGGGTATCGGGACGATCTCGATGACGAGATCCCCTTTTGATTGCCGGAACCAAGTGTCCGGCGTGCGGTTCGAGGGATACCGAAATGCTTATGGAGTTAGGGAACCGCAAACAATACGAGTGCTTTTCCTGTTTTAAAATCTGGATACGAACTTCCGGCAACGGCGATCTACGGCATGTTGATCCTTACGCTCAATGGGGGGCGACAGGCGAAGATGAGTTCTAGCAGCGCCAAAACCGCAATGAAGATTGTCGGGCATAACCTAAACGGTTCCAGGCAAAAAGATGACTTCTATGCTACGCCACCTCGAACAACTAAAGCGCTCTTGAATGTTGAAAAGTTCAAGGGAGATATCTGGGAGCCCTGTTGCGGCGAAGGGCATATATCCAGGGTGCTTATGGAGCACGGTTACAGTGTCAGATCGACTGATTTAGTAGACCGTGGGTATGGTCAGCCCAGGATAGATTTTTTAT